GGCGAAGGTCAACGATATTGTAGAGAACAATGCAACAAACTATAGATGGTATGATATCCAGGATGGAGAGAGGCCAGATCACGTCTCGATGAAACTCTACGATACAGTAGATTATCATTGGACATTCTTTTTACTAAACAACAATCTGAAAAATCTATATCAAGATTGGCCAATGAGTAGAGAGCAAGTAGAAGATGTAGTAAAAGAAAACTTTTCTGGTTATGTACTAACTCAAACAGATACAGATGATGCTGGTAAATTATCTGTTGGTGAATTAGTTACAGGATTGAAGTCTGGTGCTACAGCAAATATAGTAGAAGTTAATACATCACTTGGTTGGATTAAAGTAGAAAACCTATCTGGTCAGTTTAGGGATGAGGACGTTGTTGGTAGTACTAATGGTAATCGTGTTAGTATTACTGGTCAATCAATGGAAAGATATGCTGCTCATCATTATGAAAAGGATGGTGAAATTGTTCCAAGATGGACACCACTAGCATCAAAAGTAACACAGGAAGAATTTATATTTGCACACAATGAAACAAAAAGACAGATTAGAGTTGTTCGCCCAGAACATATTAATCGTCTAGCTTTGGAATTTAGAAGAGCAATTAATGAGTAAACTATTCACCAGTCCGAGTAAGGTTGATATAACCTCGGTCATGATTTCTAATACTATGGGAAAGGAACTAGAGATATTAGATCTCGTAACGGAGATCAATGTCTATGAGTCTTTGTACTCACCTATCCTCAAAGGTAGTTTACAGATTGTGGATGCTGCTGGTGTATTAGCAAATCTTCCTATTACTGGTCAGGAAGTCATAACTATTCAATATACTCGTGATGATCTATTAAATGAGTTTACATTCCACACAACAAATGTAACTAATGTTGAGAATGTAAATGACTATACTGTATCATATATTATTAATCTTGTACAGGAAATGTTTATTAGGAATAGTGTCTCGTTAGTGTCGAGAGCATACTCTGGTGATATTAAAACTATTGCGGAACTAATTTGTGAAGATTATCTTTTTGAGATTCTAGATGCAGAAGAGACAGCAGGTAACTTTAAATTTGTTATTCCTAACTGGACACCAATCAGAACACTTAAGTGGTTAACAAATAGAGCTAGGACATCTGATAATGTTCCATTTGTATTATACAACTCATTGATGGGTGGATTGCAGATGAGATCTATTAAGAGTTTGTTTGAGCAACCAGCTGTAACAGAACTCTATCCTAAACTAGATCCTGTAGAAGGTGGTGCAAATGATATTATGATTGGTACTGAAGCATACTATTCAGAAGCAGCAAAGACTGCTGGTCTATTCTATCCATTAGAGATTGCTCCAACAGCAGAGATTATTCAGAAGGGTGCTTATTCATCAACCACAATGGTTATTGATACAATGAATAAGAGTAAGAAGAGATTTAACTTTGATTACGAAGAACAATTCAATAAGATTCCCCATCTAGGAAAACACTCAGTACTTTCTAAAGGATTTACTGTTGACGAAAAGAAGATTAATGAGTATAATACAACTACTCAAAAAGTATATGCTCACTCTGGCCTATCATTTGGAGAAGCATATAATGATTATAATGGAACTACAAACGACTCTGTTCCATTCTTACAATCGTTTATGGAGTCGATAAATAATTACAGATATAGAATTGGTATCCCAGGTCGTTTTGATATAGAAGTTGGATCTATTGTTGATCTACAAATTAATAAAAATAAAATACCTGATGCTAATGATCCAGATGAATGGGTAGATAAGAGAAGAAGTGGCAAACATATTGTCACAGTATTAAGACATCAGTTTCAACCTCAACACTCCAGATATTCAATTACAATGGACGTTGCAAGGGACACAATGGATTTAGATTATGATTAATAGTGCTAATTTATTTTTAGGTGTAGTAGAAGATAGGAATGATCCAGAGCAGGTAGGTCGTGTTCGTGTTCGTATCTTTGGTGATCACACAGAAGACAAAACTCAAATCCCAACAGAATCACTTCCATGGGCTCAGGTAATGATGCCTGTTACATCTGCATCACTTGCAGGTATTGGTGATTCAGCAACTGGTATTGTTCAGGGATCGTGGGTAGTAGGATTCTATCTTGATGGAACTGATAAACAGCAACCATTAATTATTGGAACTGTTCCTGGTATCACATCACCAGGTAACAACTCATTTGGTTTCTCTGATCCATTAGGAGAACATCCCCGCAGAATAGATGAAGCTGATACTCCATACTCAGCTATGGACTTTAGTTACACAGATGCGGAATCATATATTAATAAAGTAGATCTCAGAGTAGAGGAAATAGAAAAAGCTGTTCCTTCAAAAGTATCATCTGTGGCTGTTGATGAACCAGATGCATACTATCAAAGATCAACATGGAGTAGTCCGCAGGTACAACAGGATACAACTGGTGAGGCTGGCTCTCCCCAATATCCATTCAATAAGGTAAAGGAGACAGAAAGCGGTCATGTTTTTGAAGTTGACGACACCCCTGGTAATGAAAGAATATCACAATATCACCGTTCAGGAACAAACTATGAAATTCAAGCATCAGGTACAACAACTCAAACTTTTGTTAGTGACCGCTATACTGTGGTCTTTGGTACTGACAGCATATATGTTAAAGGAAATGTTAATCTAACTATTGATGGAGATTTGAGACAACTTGTCAAAGGTAACTATCACCTTGAAGTAAATGGCAACAAAACAGAATTCGTAAAAGGTTCTCGTCAATCTAAAATTGGCTTGAATGAGAACATTGAGATCAATCAAGGTCTTTCATGTAATGTTACAGAGAACTACAATCAACGTATTGGTGGTAATGAAACAAGAGCTATTGTTGGAGAGCGTAAAACAAAAGTTGGTACATCAGAAGATTTAACTGTAGGTACCAACATGGGAACTGTTGTGATGGGTAAGTATGATTTATTTGCTGCTCAATCACATTCAACTACTACACTCTCAACATTAAATGTTACAGCTAATGGTGATATCACAGTTGAGACACCTTCATCCTTGATTGAGAATATTGATACAAACCAAACAACTACTATTGGTGGAACTAAAACAGAGACAGCACCTACAGGTAATGTAACATATACTTCTGGTGATGTCACAGCTGACAAGGTTTCATTGGTAACACACATTCACACTGGTGATAGTGATATCGATGGCGTAACTGGAGCACCTCAACAATAATGGCTTTTCAATTACCAGAACTTCCAAACCTACCAGGAGTAAGTGATCTTAATTTAGATAAACTTAATCCTGCTAATTGTGGAACTAATATTGACCTTACTGCATTAGATGATATTCAAGATGCAATTAAAGATGCACTTGCAGAAGGCAAAGGTGCATTAGGTGATCTTGAATCTAAATTTGCTGAAGCACAAACAAAACTTGAAGAAGGTCTAACTAAGCTAGAAGATGCAATTGATGAGGCTACATCATCTTTGCAGGATGAGATTGGTGAGTTACAAGCTAAATTTGGTGAAGACTTTGCTGCAGCAAAAGCTGAGATACAAGAAAAGTGGGGCGATGTTGTTGATGATATTGAGGGCACATTAGCCAAGATACCAAGTCTAAACGATCTTTTGGCTGGTGCTGATTCTATCGATCTTTGTAAAGAGATTGAGAATGTAGAGCAAAAAGTAGTTGAGAATAAAGATGAGATCACTGGTAAGATAACTCAGTCTATTGAGGTAATTAAGAAAGCTCAGGCTCCCCAGATGCCAAACATTAATTCAACTGAACCAGAGAAGTTTGAAGAAACTAAAACAGAAGTACAGAAAGAAAATAGTAAGGCAAGTCCAGCTACAGATCTAGATCGTTATACAGTAGATCATGATTATTATGTAATGAGATCGGGAACACATCAAGCGTTGAAAACATATTGGGAGCTTCAGGTCAAAAAGATCAATGAAGAGAATGATACATTAAAGGCTGATCCACTATATGCTAAGATTAAAAAAATGATGAAGGACCTTGGTAAGAGAGGTAGTGAGTTGCAAGATGAAGGATTGTTAACTGAAGAAGAGATTGCATTTAGATACAGAGTTGTAAATCAAAAAAAACTCGCAAAAGCATTTAAGGAACGTCAACAAAAATTTGAAGGAATTGTTTTTGTTCATGAGCAATACATCGGTGGTCAGACAGATGAGAAGCAATATAACAAGATATATGACTATTGGAGTACTCATCCAACAACGCTACCAGGAGATGTTACAAGATTCAATGATGTGCATAAACAACGACATATTAATGAAGCAGAAACAATAAAGAAGTATTATCGATATAATAATCTTGTATAAATACTATTATGCCTAGAACACAACAACTATCAGATTTAGATATTAGTAAAGCGAAAGTCACGTCGCAGTCTTCCCTGTACTCTGACTTCAGCTTGGTCTTTGCTCCAAATCCAAATACTGGTGATATAGGTAAGCTGTATGATATCAACTCAATTAGACAGTCTGTAAAGAATCTTGTACTAACGAATATGGGTGAAAGACCATTTAATCCTTTCCTTGGTTCTAAGGTACGTTCTTTATTATTTGAACCAGTTGATACATTCACAGCGATCGATTTACAGAAAGCAATCGAAGATGTTTTAAACAACTACGAACCAAGAATTAAATTAATAGAAGTTGAAGTGACTGGCGATATTGATGAGAACAGATATCAAATCGACATTCAGTTTCAAATTAGAACTTCACTGGATTTAGGTGAAGTAAACTTCTTCTTAGAGAGAATTAAGTAATGGCAACATCAAAAAGTAGACTAAACGTAACAGAGCTGGATTTTGATCAGATTAGATCAAACCTTAAAAACTATTTGGAGAGTCAATCAGAATTACAGGATTATGACTTTGAGGGTTCTGCTCTCTCAACATTAGTAGATGTTCTTGCCTACAACACACACTACAATGCGTTCAATGCTAACATGCATGCAAATGAACTATATTTGGATACAGCACAGGTTCGTAACAATGTTGTATCTCATGCAAAGACATTAGGATATGTTCCAAGATCGAGATCATCTGCTTTCACTACTCTTGATGTTACTGTAACAGCTCCAGCTGGTTCACCTTCATCTCTTACAATGGATCGTGGAACTACATTCACAAGTAAGATTGATAATAAGACATACACCTTTGTAAACTTGGAAGCACAAACAATTAATCCAGTAAATGGGGTTTATACATTCAGTGATGTACAAATCAATCAGGGCACACTTCAGACAATGTCATATATTGTAGATGATACAGAAGGTGCAAGGTATGAGATTCCTAATACAAATGTTGATACATCATCTATCGTTGTTAAAGTAAGACCATCATTTCAATCATCTGATGTATCAATCTATGCATTAGCAACAAATGTTGTGAATGTTAGTGGTGTCTCACAAGTTTATTTCCTACAAGAAGGTTTAGATGGTAAGTATGAAATCTATTTTGGTGATAACATCTTTGGTAAGGAACTAGAGGCTGGAAACTTAATTGAGATTGAATATCTTGTTACTGATGGTAAGGATGCTAACTCTGCTTCATTATTCTCAATGACAGGAAACATCGAAGGCAATACAAATGTTACAATTACAGTAAATAGTAAAGCTGGTGGTGGTGCTGATAGAGAAGGTATTGAATCTATTAAGTATAATGCTCCATTATCTTTCCTTTCACAGAACCGAGTTGTTACTGCTGATGACTATGTAACAATTGTTAAGAATAACTATTCGGATGCTGAAACAGTAGCTGCATGGGGTGGTGAAGAAAATGAACCACCTGAGTATGGTAAAGTATATATTGCAATCAAGCCAAAGTCAACATCTGTATTAACAACAGTACAAAAACAATTTATTATTGATAATATCCTTAAGACAAAGAATCTCGTATCAATTACACCTGAGATTGTAGATCCTGATTACACTTATGTTTCCCTGGATGTTTACTTTAAGTATGATCCAAATCTAACAGCTCTTACAGCTGGTGAATTGAAACAGAAGGTAACAGATATTATCTCTGATTATAATGACAATGAACTGCAAAAGTTTGATGGTGTGTTCAGACAATCTAATCTATTAGGTCAGATTGATAACTCTGATCCATCTATTCTTAATACTGTATGTCGTGTTAGTATGAGTAAAACATTCTCTCCTACTATTGGTGTTAATCAGAAGTACTCGATTGAATTCTCTTCTCCTTTATACACAACTAGATCAAATGAGAAAGTAATTTCATCTACTGGATTTACATTAAATGGTCTAACTCATTATATTGAAGATGTTCAACCAGCTGATGGAGAAGCAACAACAGAGCACAGATTACAAATCTATCGTATGGTTGGTGAAACAAAAGTTGTGACAGTAGCTGATGCAGGATACATTAAACCTGCAGAAGGTCTTGTTATTTTATCTGCATTTAATCCAGAAGCTTATCCAACTGGTGGTATTACTATCTTTGCAGATCCAAATTCAAATGATATCGCACCTAAGAGACAACAACTTTTACAAATCGATATGACTAATGTTAAAGTAACACCAGAGATTGATACAATTGCAACCGGTGGTGTTGTAGCAGGTATCGGTTATAATACAACACCGAGACATAGTGACTAATGGCAAGCAGCGCAAAGAATTCTCATAACTACGACATAACAACAGTCGTACCAGAACATATCAGGGTTAATTATCCTGAGATGATGGAATTCCTTGATGCTTATTATCATTGGTTAAACACAGCAGGTAATCCAGCAAGAATTCTAAACTCATTACCTGATTATAGAGATATCGATAGATGTGCTGCTCCATATCTTGAATATATTCAGAGAGAGATTGCTGTATCAATTCCTGAGTCTATCGCAGCAAACAAAAGAAAATTATATAAGAATGTAGTTGACATTTACCTATCAAGAGGTTCAACACCTTCTTATGTTACATTATTTAAACTTGTATTCAATGATGAGATTGATCTATTCTTCCCAAGAGTTGATATTCTTAAACCATCAGATGGTAAATGGGATCCTGTTGGTCAGAGATGGACAAGTGATGATGGTAAGTTATCTGTTAAGAAGTTTATTCAAGATTCAAGATACTACCAATCATTCTCTTATGTAATTAAGACTGGTCAAACAATTGAGAAGTGGCGTGATGCTGTTAAGAAGTTATTGCATCCAGCTGGTTTCGGATTCTTTGGTCAGGTAGTTATTTACACTGAGGCAGTAACAGATTTCTCTCCTCAGAAGACAAGTGCTAAGATGCCAACAGCTCAACCAGGTAGAGCTGCCACATCTGACTTCCCTTTCCAGGTTGTATCTGGTCCTACTGCAGTAACAATTACAGTTGGTGCATTACAAGTTACTGTAATGATCACATCAAAGCCTTTGTATGTAGCTGGTCCAACATATTTACATTTGGAACAGAACAAGTTTTACATCAACAATCCTGTCTCTGATTACAGTACAATATCCATACTAGATATACAGACGGGTGATAAAAAGAATATTGTACCTTCCGCAGATATAACAATAACACAAAATCCGTAGGAATGGGACAATTTTAATGGGACAAACCCATATAAATAAGTTTAATTAACCAGAAATGAGAATTTAAAATGGCCGCAATTATTACAACAGATATGAGAGTCAAAAATGCTAATCAGTATATTGATACTGTTAGTACTGACAGTGTCTACTTTTTTGTAGGTAAGACACAACAATGGGGATCTTCTGACTCTGCCTCCGAAATTGAAACGCCTGTAGATACATGGCATGATCAGCAAACAGCATGGCAAAGAATGTTCGCTATGAAAAAGATCGCAGGATCAGATGTATCACATGCTATTCCAAGATACACTTGGGAATCTGGTCAAACATACGCAGAGTATGATGATCAAGACAGTGCGTTATCAACTAAAAGATATTATGTAATCACAGATAGTTTAAGTGTATACAAATGTTTGAAAGCTGGTAATGGTGCATCATATGATGAGCCAACTGGTACTTCTCATCTGTAAATGCGGAAGAGGCTGACGGTTACATTTGGAAATATATGTACACATTATCTGGTACACAAACATCAAAGTATCTAACTGGTTCTTATATGCCAGTAGAAACATTAACTGGTGGTGATGATGGATCAGGTCAGTGGGATGTTCAAGACCAAGCAATTGCTGGTGCTATTCATAACATTAAAGTTACTAACGGTGGATCTGGTTACACCTCTGGTACAGTTAGTGTTACAGTAACTGGTGATGGTTCAAATTGTACTGCAACAGCAAATGTCGTGGCCGGTGTTGTTGATAGCATTACAGTAACTAATATTGGTTCTGGGTACAATCAAGCTAAAGTTACTATTACTGATTCTGGTTCTGGTGCTAATGCAACAGCTAGAGCAATCATTTCACCTGAGGGTGGTCATGGTTCTAATCCAGTAAACGAGTTAGGTGGTTTCTATACTATCACTAATATTGAATTAGATGGTGCTGAGGGTGGTGATATTGCTACTGATAATGAGTATCGTCAGTTAGGTATGATTCTAAATCCTTATGATTTTGGAACATCAAATGTATCTAATGCTACTACACTTCGTACAACTAAGTCATTAACACTAACAAATGTAAATGGAACTTTCCAACCTGATGATACAATCACAGGTCAGACTTCTGGTGTTAGTGCTTATATTGATTCTGTAGATGGATCAACAATCTATTATCACCAAGAAGAAGGAACTGGTTATGGTTCATTCACTAATGGTGAACAAATTAACGCTGGATCAGTTACTGCTGATATTAGTGCATTAGGTGATCCTGAGGCTGAACCATTCTCAGGTCAAATTATTTATTTGGAGAATAGAGCTGCTGTTGATAGAGCAACAGATCAGATTGAAGACGTAAAACTTATTCTCGAATTTTAAGGTAGGAAATAATGGCTATTGAATTCCAAAACGATCCGTATTTTGACGATTATGATGTAGCTGGCTCAGACGGCTTAACGCCAAGAGAAAAATACTATAGAGTACTTTTCAGACCAGCTGTAGCAGTACAGGCAAGAGAACTTACACAATTACAATCAATTCTCCAGGACCAAGTGTCTCGTTTTGGTGATCACATGTTCAAAGAAGGTTCAATGGTTATCCCTGGTGGTACATCATTAGACCTTGAGTATGCTTATGTAAAAGTAAATGATCTATCAGGCGCTGCAGCCGATGTATCAGTTTACTATCAAGAATTCGAAGGCACTACAATCACAGGTCAAACTTCTGGTGTTCAGGCAGAAGTACTAGATGCTATTCCAGCAGATACAGATAGTGGTGATCCTATTACTCTATTTGTTAAGTATATTGATTCAGGTACTGATAATACTTCTAAAGTATTCACAAACGGTGAAGAGTTGGTTTCTGATGCACCTACTCCAAGATATGCTACTGTAAATGAAACTGGTAATGGTTCTGCATTCTCAGTAAACGATGGTATCTATTATGTAAATGGTATCTTTGTTGATGTTAGAGCACAGACTCTTATCCTTGACAAATATTCTGCAGAGCCTTCATACATTATTGGTTTTGATGTTGTTGAAACATTAGTTACATCTACAGAAGATGCTAACCTAAACGATAATGCAAATGGTGCTCCTAACTATGCAGCTCCAGGTGCTCATCGTTATAGAATTGACTTAACACTTACTAAGAAATCTCTTACAACTACAGACACAGAAGGCTTTGTACAATTAGCTAAAGTAGAAAATGGTATTGTAAGACAGAAAGTAGAAAAGACAGATTACAGCTTACTAGAAGACACATTAGCTCGTAGAACATACGACGAATCAGGTAATTATACTGTTCGCCCATTTGGTATTGAGGTTAGAGAACATCTTAAGGATGGTGATAACCGTGGTATCTATGATGCACCAGATGGTGATGAAGCTAAACTTGCAATGGGTCTTGAGAAAGGTAAAGCTTATGTTCGTGGTTATGAGATCGAAACATTATCGACAACTTATGTTGATATGAACAAAGCTCGTGACTATGAATCAGATACAAACGTTGCTATTCCATTTAGATTAGGTAACTATGCACTTGTTACAAATCTAACAGGTCTTCCTAATGTAAATATTTTCCCTGAAGTATCTCTAAGAGATGCAACAGTTGTAACAGATGGTTCTCCAGCTGGTACTGAGATTGGTGTTGCTCGTGTAAGAGTAGTTGAACATGACTCGGGTACAATTGGTTCAGGTTCAGAACAATATAAGGTATTCTTATTTGATATCCAGATGAATTCTGGTCAATCATTTGATAGTGTTCGTTCTATCTATGTTGCTGGTACTCCACCAACAACTGCTGATTTGATTTTAGAGAGTGGTAGTGCTGTTATTAAAGATCCAACAGCAAACGCTTCATTGGTTCCAATGCCGTACAATGTTATTAAGACAATCCGTGATGGCAGTAATGTATTAACTAACTATGAAGTGCGCAGAGTATTCAATCGTACACTTTCATCTGGTACTGATACAATCTCTCTTACATCTGGTAATGAGCAATTTGTATCACCTTATGATACAGCAGAGAACTTCTTATTAACTGTAAATGATTCTATTAATGGTTGGGTCCAAGTTGATTTATCTTCAAATAGTAGAATTACAGGTAGCAGCTCACAGGTTGATATTGACCTAACAGATCTTGGTTATACAAACGAATCATTCATGTTGATTGGTACTGTATTTAAGCAGCAAGCACAAGAGAAAGGTAAGTCACTTGTTTCAGATTATAACCTAGACATTAGCTCACCAAACTCAACTCCTGGTGGCTATGATACATTAGGTAAGGCTGATGTGTTCCAAATCTCTGGCATTTATATGTCAGCTGCAGGTGGAACTCCAGCAACAACTTCAGATCAGGATGTAACAGATCGTTATGTTCTCGATAATGGTCAGAGAGATAGCTTCTATGACCTTGGTCGTATTAGATTAAAGAATAGTGCATCTGCTCCAACAGGTGACCTATTAGTAGTATTTGATTACTTTACACATACAGATGGTGACTACTTCTCAGTAGATTCATACGCTGGTATTGATTATGATCAAATCCCAACATA